GCAGCCGCCGAATAGCCTGACCCAAACCCCAGTGTGTTGTATCCGAATTTAGCCATCGTTATTACGCATCGTTAGCCGCATCGGTTGTGTAGTGGATTTTGACGCCGACTAAACGGGCATCAGTTGAGTTAGTCGTATCTCCTCCAGCATCGGCATCACGGTAAACTTGGAAGAAGGCCAAGTCTCCGTCAGCAGGACTACCTGCCAGCGTTATTGCTCCAGTTGCAGCACTAACAGCAAGGTCTTCGGCTGTATTATGAAAGGTATCAGTGACGGTTACAGCAGTACCATAGGCAATGTCGATTGTGTCGTTATCAGAAACACAAACCCCTTGGATACCCCAGATAACATTAGTGGAAACTGCCGTGGCGTGAGTCCAGTAGAAAGTTGCGGTAACTGTACTTCCATTCCACGACTTTGGCATCCCAATGCTAAACTGGGCATACTCCTGTGTGGATGAATCAAAATCCAATACCTGCATATCTGGACGGGTAGCAGTTGTTTCTACATCCGTAATAGCCGCACATCCATTAGTGCTAGATGGTCGCATCGCATTGGCGGGAACCCACATATCTTCCAAACCGGCAACTTTAACTGGCACTGTACTAACCTTTAAGTCTGTGCCATCGAAGGTTAGATTGGCTTCGCCCTGTAACGCATTTGCCCCAGTGACGGTACAGACAGTATTATTCGTGCTACCTGTAAGGACGGCAGTCCCTGTATTGGTGGTGTAGCTGTAGCCTTCAATCTTCTCTTTAATAGCACCGGCACTCATCAACGTAACATCGTCGTCGGTAAAGGCATTAGTGATATTTACGTTTGTAATGCCGGTAGTACCTCCCGCCGAAGTATCCATTGTCCATGTGCCAGTTGTGGTAAAGCCACCAGCGGTAATAGTACCTGTGGTTGTATCGGAGGCATCATTCTTTAGGAAGGCATCATCTACATTGAATGTCGTGCCAGAAAGAGTCAGGTTTGTTCCGCCTGTGTAGGTGGTGTCTGTTACAGTGCTGGCAATAGTTACTACCCCATCACTCGTTCCAGTAGTTGTTATGCCAGTACCAGCAGCTATGGTTAACGAATCGCCCTGTGTGACTGTCGTGCCAGTTCCAGTTGTAGTAGCTGCAACAGTAAAACCACTTCCCATAGTATTGGTATCTGTTGGAGTTACCCAAGAGTTATCCCCTCTGAGAAAATTAGAAGAACCTGCTGAACCCGAAGCTGATAAGTGGGCTATATCAACAGCACCCGCAACAATAGTAAGAGCAGTAGCACCTGTTACATCACCTGTATGTGCTGTATGTGCAATGTCATTTGCATTTGCTGTAATACCAACACCACCAATTACATCCAAAGTAGGGTTGACTGTGCTAGTACCGCTCTGGGTCATTCCTGCCCCAGCGGTCACACTCGTCACCGTGCCGCTTCCGCTACTGGCGACGATGGTAATGTCGTTTGCATTTTCAGTGAGCGTGATGCCGGAGCCTTGCTTGATTTTTTTGAACTCAAGATCCACGCCGGTCTTTTGTTTGAAAATTCCGTACTCGGTTCCACTCCCGGACTCCACATTACTGCCAGTGTTAGCCTCACCCCCGGATGCCCCCGGCGCCGCCGCCCAAACCGCATTATCACTTGAGTTCTTGGTGAGAACATAATTATCGGTGATCGAACCCGTCGCACCGGTGAGGGCATTGATCGATAGTTGTGCCGTAGCCTGACCACTCCCGCCCTTTGTCAGCGGCACTACCAAGGCGTAAGTTGTAGCGTTTCCGATTGATGTCACATCACCCGTCAGATTCGCATTGGTGGTAACTGTGGCAGCAAGCCCCGTGCAACTGCCGGAACTCCCGCTCACATCGCCCGTAACATCTCCAGTCAACGGACCGGCGAAGCCGGCGGCGGTGATGGTGCCAGAGGTGGTATCGTCACCATCATTCACCAGAAAAGCATCATCCACATTGACCGTCACCGTTGTCCCGGCGGCGGCGGTGGTCGCGTTTGTCCCGCCCGCAATCGTCAATGCCTCCGAATCGAGATCGATGTCGAGGGTTCCGCTATCCCCGGCAACATCCAGATCCTCCGCAGTAACCTTGGTGTCCACATACGCCTTGATCGACTGCTGGGTGGCTAAATGGGTGGCACTGTTCGATGACATCGTGTCCTCGTCCTTGATGCCCGCCACAGTGGCGCCGCCAAGGGTAAGGTTGCCGCCGAGAGTGGTGGCACCGGTGGCCTCAAGTGTGCCGGTGGATTTTACGCCGGCAGTAGAAAGTTGCAGCTTGCTGACGGTGCCCTCACCGTCCTGCACATCGCGCAGGGTGCCATCAACACCATCATTGCTGTTGCTGACCTGTAAGAGATCCTTGTAGGTCGATGAAATTGTTCTTCCCGTTAAGTCTGGTGCCGCCATTTAAAACCCCCAAATTTTCTTGATTTGTTTTTTGCTGTAGCTGCTCTTGAACCGACTGCCGCCCTGGCATTCGGCCTCGTAGTAGCCCCGGCGAATTGTGGTCGCCTGACCTTCCGGCTCGCGGCGGACGCCCACCACACCAACCCTCTCCACGGCGCCGCGGAACCATATCTCACCATCCCGCGTGACAGATTTTGTGTTATGAGGAACCAGTTCTTCTCTGGTTTCCCCCTTACCGTTGATGAAAGTATATAAAGGCATAATTGTGAAAAGCCTTGGGGGGATTTCTCTCCCCCCAAGGTTGATTAACCTAATTAGTATTAGGACCACATAGTTTTAGAATACATCTCTACGAAGTATTTAGGCTGAAGCACTGCCGCAGCGTAAAAACTTTTATAAGATATTTTCGTCAGTTGGTTTAGCGGATCGCTCTTGTCCGCCCCGTCAGCGATCATCACCTTCGGACCGTAAGGACTTTGCGAAGCAATATCCGTCACGCCGAATGCGTTGGCCCCAAACACGAACGTACTGAAGACGGTGCCTCCAGAATTGTAGGTGTATTGGGCTGCCGAACGATAAGGATTAGTCGTGGACATTATGCGGTTTCCCCATAATTTCCCTGCCTCACCCTTGTAGAGTTCCTCCACATTGGAGTAGCTCGCAGCATTCTGCCAACCAGTGGTCTTCATCAGATCACTGATCACCTCCGGTGCCGCCACCGCGATGTAGCTTCCGCCAATCGTGCTGGTGTTGTTTTTACGCAACTGGGTCGCGCAGTCCAACAGGTCGTTGAACTCCACTTCCGCATCAGCAGCAACGGCAGCCTCGACGGCCGCCCAGTCTGCAAGACCATTAGCCGCACGTTCCTGCTTCCCGCTCAATGTCGCAGCCAGTTTATCGCGCACGATGGTGTCCGCATGCAACGCAGCATCTTGCCCCGTGATCCGGATCGCTTGCTCCATGTGGTTGAATAACTCCGTCAACTGGAGAATATCGGTCAGGGAAATTACCTGTCCGTATTGCACCAATGTCGCAGTCACTTCTTCCAATGTGAGCGCACGTTCGGTAACCGATGTTCCACCCTCAGTGCTGAGTGTGGTAACGCCAGTAGTCGAAGGTTCGTCGTATCGGAACCATTTAACATCCTTGGCACCTGCCTTTGCGGGCAGAGGCGATTTGTTGGCGAATTGAACCAACTGCAAGGACTTAACAATATACTCCAACAATTCCTTGCTGAAATATGTCTGGAATTGGGCATCGAGATTATCGGTGCCGGTTGTCATGTTAGCCATGAGATTTTAACCCCTTATATTTGTATGTTACCGGAATATTCTCATACCCTCCTGGACATCATCGGCTTGCTGCAAGGCGGCAAGGAGTTTTTCCCTGACCTTATCCTGCGGCAGTTCGTTGATTCCCTTCGGCGCGGATTCCCGCGCTGGGGGAGAACCGGTAACACTTGTTTGTGTTTTTAGTTCTTCGATCTCAGCCTTGAGATCGACTGTTTGTTTTTCCAGTGCCTCCGCCTTCTTGGAAGCGATCTTGGAGTTAACGAACTCAACTGCGTCCTGGATACCTTCGGGGTAACCCTTCAGGTACGGGCGTAGATCCAGTATATGTTCAACGCCTCTGGCCATCTCGGTGTCGGATTCATTAAGGTCCGGGTATTGAGCCTGAAGATCCTTCAGGTTCTCTTCCCATTGCCCCTTTATTCCATCTGCGACATCGTTATGTTTTTGTTGCTCTCGTCTTCCCTCAACTTCCTTCGCCTTTTGCTCCGCGAGTTCAGCAAGATCTGTCTCACCATCCTCTTTGTAGCGTTCAGCCAGTTCTCGATACTCTTCGGGAGAGGTTCCATCGTCAGCATGCTCTTGCTTGCTTTTCTCGAACTCTTCCCGCTCCCTTTTCAGTTCAGCCTTCGCCTCGTTGGTTTTATTCCAACTCAACTCCATCCGTTCCTGGGATTTCTTTTCCCGATTGCTGGCCGGCTTTTCAGTCGGTTCACTGGTTTCCTCAGTCACCTCCGCTTCCGCTTCCGCTTTGGGTTCCGGGTCTGGCGTGTCGGCAGCTTCTTCCGACTCAGATGCGTCTGATGCGAGTTCTTCAGACTTTGGGGTTTCCTCGCTAGGGGGCGTGTCGGCGGCCTCAAGGGCAGCCATTAGTTGCTCACGCTCCTCTTTCCTCTCATCTACTTGTGGTTCTTCTGCCATCAGTTTTTTACTCCTGGTTCAACCACGCCAAATCGTCTGTGGGCACATCAGGGCGGTGATCCGGACCAGTGATCACCGGCTTGGCCATTAGCGCATCCAAGGATGCCACCGCGCCCCTAAACCCGGCGGCATAACCTGCGCGATACTCCAGATCACTCCCCGCCCGTGATGTGCCGTCCAGAGCTTGCGCCACCGTCATAGCAAGAAGAGTGACCCTCAGTCGCTCCCCGGCTTCGCTCCGGAAAAATTTCCGCAATGCCTCTGAATCCTGATTCCGCCACTCAGGCATACGCTCCCAGCCCGCCGCGCCGAGTCGCACAAAATTTAAGGCTGCCCGCAACTTACGCAGCATAACTCGCCCCCACTTGTTCTGCCTCATTGGGCATTGGTTCCGGCGCCATTGGTGCGGGTGCGTTCATTGGAGGTCCCTCCATCGGCATCCCCGCCCCCGGCGGCATCCCCTGTTGCTGTGGATCGTCCGCTGGTTGCTCGGCAGCCAACAGGCCGGCAATCTCCGCCTCCAATTCTTTGGCGGCTGGTTTGTCTTTTTTATGAAGCAACTCCAGGTGAGCTTTAATATGCTCCTGGATGCGTTGCATTTCCATCGGTTCAAGTTGCCGGCCTGATTGAGATGAAAGTTGAATATATCCTAAAATTGTACGGACATGCGTTGCGTGGTCGTCCAGATCCTTCACCACTGCCGGGAATCCTAACCGCATGAAGGTAAGCTCATTCGCCTGATCCTCCGCCTGGTCCGCCATCTGCAAGCCGGGGTCAGCGTACAACCGCTTCACCAGCGCCACATCATCCGCCTCCAGCACCGACTTGCGCAATTCACCCTGATCAATAAACGGATCGCCAGCGAACATCTGCATCCGGTTCACGCTGCGCCGATAAATGAAATCACGGTTCACGCCGTCAGCACTTCCGGTTGGGCGCACATGATATTGTTCACCCAACGCCGCACCGGGAATCTCTTTCACGGTATCTTCGTACCAATAATTTAAACTGTTCTTGGAATGCTTCCGCAACAAATCCCAACTCATGTTGTACAGCCGACCCAAACCAATTCGGAAAATTCTCAAACGCAAATCCGAACTCTGGCTGAATAAATTACTGATCTGGTTAATTTCCGTAGCCGTGCGCCGCTCGGTGTTCTGCAAACTCTGGCTCATGCCAAAGTCCGGGGTCGCCACCCGTTGCTCGGCAATGTCACGGGTGAACATCATCGATTGATCAAACGAAACCGGCGGAGCCGGCATGGTGATCGGCTGGATGTCGTACGGTAAAATTTGACCGGGCGAAAATCTCAGGTTAGCCGCATTGGGAATCTCACGGGAAGAGCGGAACAAAGGCCGGTTGACCAGAGTCATGTAGTCATTCTTTTCATTAAGCGTCTTGGTCAGTTCAGCCTCGTGAACCGCTACAATTTCCGTGACCCCACGCGGCGAATACCAGCGCCCGTCTTTGATTTCATATTCAAATTGGCAGAAGGGTGGGCGCCCGTTATATTCCTTGCCCAACTTGTAAGGCTTGCGCACATCCTCTTCAGGGCGGAGAGGAGAGAACGTCTCACAGTTCCACACGGAATCAGCGTCCCTTGTCCACACCTCCCACACGATGATGTAGTCTTCTTCATTGTAAGTTAATCCCTCCCGTTGATATTGGGACTGAATTTTTTTACTGTCGCCGCGCACATCCGTGCCGGCCCCGGTGATGCGCTTGATTAATCCCTCGTCCTGATTGAAAAGTGAATTACGCCGGTAAGAATCTTTTGAATAATGCTGAACGTGAACCATCCGATCCGCATCCATTAAATCGCGAGTCCAGGTGGGAACAATAATGTGCTGCGGGTCTACGTTCTGGAAGTGAAGCATCTTTTTGCCATCATCCCAATACGTCTTCACCACCCCGCGCCCGCTCATCAACATAAAATCAATACAAGCGAGAATCTCCGTCTCCAAATTTGATTTCTGCTTGATTTGATAGTCAAACCACTGTGCCGCCGCGTTCGTAAATGCCTGGGTCTTGTCCCGAATAGGCGTGAATTGCGCGAGTAAATCTGTGGCGAAAATTTGTTGAAAATAGAACGGCGCCAGGCGCATTATCACCGTGTCGCTCAACGGAAAATGTGCATCACTCGCACCCGGCCAAGGTTTTGTTTTGCGGCGCAAACCATTGTGCCGCATTTTGTAAAACATTCCCTGGCGCGTGTCCCACTGCTGGCGGTCCTTCAGATCATCCAGCACCGCCGCATGCAAGTCATTCCGAGATAACTTCCCCATCCAGTAGGATATGACGAAGACCGCTGGGTGCTGTCTACAGAAATGAGGCTACATGCTGCGTTTTGGTGGACACGGGTGGACATTTAATGTCTTGGGGGATTGCGCCCCTCACCTTTTTTCTTTGTTTGGGGTTAAGAGTCTTCAAATCTCAGGCTTACGCTCAAGCAAATCTTTCCCGTCATCCTCTAGTTCCAGTTTGCTGACCGCAGTCCATCCACGGTATGAGCATGACCTCCCTTTTGCGTTGAGTAAGTCCGCTATACCGTCGGTAATGCGACGCCAAAACGGAGTCTTTGAGTCTTGGCGATCATCTTCAAATCTCCATTCGTTTTGCCTTCCCCATTCTGCCAAGTTGCTGAATTTGTAAACTTTCCCAAATGGGTCACGAATGATCCATTCCTTTGCTGAAATATGGTCGGGCATTCCGCGAGCAATCCTGCTTTCTCGGCGCATAGCCTCCAACACCCCGGTTTCCTTCCATTTTTTCATTTGCTCTGTCATCAACTTTGATAGTTTAGGTCCAAGTTTCTCCCAGTCGCGCATTTCAGATATAATCTTCATGCGTTCGGCTGAATGACCGCCACCGGGGACACATGCGTTGGAAGCATAGATTCCTGCGGCATAAGAAACTGGTTTCCCACACCCGCACTTGCATTTTGGACGACCAGCCAGTGTTTTCTCCTTCCGCTTTACGTAGAACTCCTTGTAGACTCCCCGCCTGTGTGCTTTGGCTAACCCAGCAGATTGCTTTGCAACCCACTCTTTTGAGTGCTTCTTTCCTCGCGCCCAGTGTCCCTTCAGGTAATGAGCGTTCTTCCCAGCTATCTCTCCGCATCCGCATTTGCAAGGTAGCAGGGTGGACTTGAATGCAATATCTTGTTCAGTTGTCATAAATTCATCCCCCCACATCCATCCCTTCGGGCATCGCATCCATGTCCCCAAAATCCGCAAACACTTCGCTCAGGCTGGGTCTGACATACTCGGTCAACATATCATCGATGGCACCCTTGGCCGCCACCGCCAACACAACCGCGTCAGCCCGGTCAGGCGAAGCCAACCCCCGCGCCTTCATCTCCGTCTTACTCTCCAGATTCAACTTACCATTCTTGTTGGCCGAACACCGGCGAGAGGTTAACTGCTGCGCCAGCACCTCATCGTCAGGCATAATTATTTCGCACTTGTCCAGCAACCGGGAGACGGTGAACCACATCTCCGCGGAGCGGTTCGTGTACGCATCGGAATCATGCGCCCGCCCACCGAAATTAACCCGGTGACAATTCCACCCCGCCTCCCGCAAGGCATCCGCCATCGGCAATCCCAACCCGCCAACGTCACAATAAATTTCCTGCTCCTTCAACCCGGCCTTTTTAAATTCAATGATGAACCTCCCCACACTCGCCATCGTATCCTTATCGCGCCACGTTATTATTTTCTCAATTTTATTGCCGCGGCGAATCGCCATCGCATTCTCATCCCCACCACCAGCAAAATCTACTCCGCACGAGACATCCCGCCCACCCTTCCGCGGGGGGTTGGTCTGGCAATTATCCCAAACCGGAAACGGAATCACCAACCGCTCATCATCCATCTCCATGAACTCACCAAACACCATCGAGCGGATCAGCGGATGATCCTTACCCCACCTCAGAAATTGCTCCTCAATCCATTGCTCACTTATGTGTTCACAATCATACGCACTCACCTTGTGCAAGTTCCACAGGTGCTGCTGCTTGTTGAAGATCCGCCAAAACTCACCACCCGTCCCTCCAGGCGAACTGATCACCAACTGACGGGTGGGTTGGCACCGGGCAACTGACTCAAATATTCCATCGGCAACCGTCTTCGCCTCATCAATAATGATCATCAGGTTGTCCGCATGCCAACCCTCAAACCTTCCGGGGTCGTCCGTGCTAAATCCAATAATCCTACTCCCCGCGCTCGTCACCAAATCAGTCTGGTTCACCTGAATCCCCCAACCCTTAACCTTCCCCGCTAATGAACGAATGCAAGGCCACATCTGCTCCTTAACCTGCCGATATACCCCGGAAGTCGTAATCGTAATCGAGTTAGGGTAAATCAAGGCATGCCACAACGCAGCCGGCGCCGCCAAGTGAGTCGTCTTCCCCGAACCATTGGCCGCCCTCACCGCTACCCTACTCTTCCCACCCTTGCCCGTGATGCCCTTCATCGCAGCAATCTGCCAGGGGTACAATTCCAACCCGAATATCTCCTTGCTGAAGTTCTCCAGATCCGTAACCGATGGATCCAGCTTCTTGGTTTTAGTGGTGGGGTTGTCACTCATTATTCTGCCTTTCTGATTGGCTAATGTTTTTGTCGATCACGGGTGATTGGCTACTAGCCTCAATCTTCTCCTCCAACCTCTTAACTTCAGCCTTTAATCGCTCAAGCCTTTCCATTGCCCTTGCCAGGGCCACCAAACTTGGAAACAATTCCCCCCGGCGGCACGGTATGCCAGCATACTCACAGCAAATCTCGTGAGTCTTCCACCCGTAATTTCTCAAGTAATAAGGCTTCTCGGACCGGGGGCGGAATGAAGAACCATCATCCCATTCCAGCAATTCAGGTTCATTTAGCTCCCTCATCGCGGTCATAGTCCCCGATTTATTTGGGTGCAAAACTCCACTGTCAATCGCTTCCCTGACACTCTTTCGGCTGGAACCAATGCCGGCATTGTTCAGGCAGTTCCCCGCCCTGACACCAAGCTCAACCGCATCCACTCCAGCCTCCCGAAGCCTTAACTTTCTCTCACCTATGGCAACTATTTGCGATGCCCTTTGGGGACCAACCCCAATCTTCTCACCAATCTCTCGGTACGTCATGCCACCCCTTCTGAGGGTGACCGCTCTCAATCTTTTGGAGCCAAGTATTTCAAGTTCTGTTTTCATTTATGTTTTGTGTGGGTGGTTGTGTTCACAAGCCATCATTGCTGACCCGTGAAGGGGTGTAGGGGGCGTTTTATGGGTGGGACTGAGTGTGTCCT